CCATATAAAGAATTAAAAGAATGCATGGTACGAGTTGATGAAATGAAAAGGGATCTTCACACTTTACCTAATCATAAAGTAGAAGGTTTTCAATGTAAACTTTCATGGGGGATATAATATGTTACAAGCACTGATAGGTCCAGTTACAGGACTACTGGATAAGTTTATCCCTGATGCTGATGAAAAAGCAAGGATTGCACATGAGCTTGCAACCATGTCTGAGAAACATGCTCAAGAACTGGCTAAAGGGCAACTAGCTATTAATGCAGCAGAGGCTGCTTCTGGTTCACTCTTTAAGGGTGGCTGGAGACCAAGCATAGGGTGGGTGTGTAGTATTGCTTTTGCATACCATTACGTTCTACAGCCCATCCTGCTGTTTGTAGTAGCCTTGACGGGCACTGAGCTACCTACCCTACCTGAGTTTGATATGACCTCACTGATGCCCATTCTAGGTGGTATGTTAGGATTAGGTTCTTTAAGAAGCTTTGAGAAATATAAAGGAGTTTCTAAATGAACATAGATAAACTTAGAGAGGAACTAAAGATTGATGAAGGAGTTAAGTACGAGATCTATCTCGATCATTTGGATTTGCCTACTTTTGGCATTGGGCATTTGGTTTTACCTTCTGATCCTGAGTGCGGAGCAAAGATCGGCACACCTGTCTCAGAGGATAGAGTCAACGAATGCTTTGCTAGCGACACCGACAGTGTGCTCAAAGACTGCAAGTTACTCTTCCCCAGTTTTGAAGTACTGCCCGAAGAAGTCCAACTGATCATTGCTAACATGATGTTCAATATGGGTAGGCCAAGGATGTCAGGCTTTAAGAAGTTTATTGCTGCAATAGAAATATCTAATTGGCAAGAGGCTGCTAATCAAATGATTGACAGTAGATGGTACAACCAAGTAACCAATCGTGCTCAGCGTTTAGTTGATCGAATGAGGCAAGTTTGAAGTATATACCCCTTATAGGAAAAATCTATTCACTATCTATTAAGGGATATTATAATGACAATAATTAGAAATACAGAATATACAGGACCAACCACTACTATCTCTGAAGAGATCGATGCTATGAAGTATCGTCAAGATGGTGAGTCCTTTGATGATAAAGTAAGACGTATGGCAGGAGCACTAAACGATGGTGAAGATCATCAGCTTGAGCTAGAGGATATCTTTGGTAACATGAGGTTCCTACCAGCAGGACGAGTACAGAATGCTATGGGTAGTAAGCGTATCACTACAGCCTTTAACTGCTTTGTCAGTGGTCTTGTAGAAGATAACATGAAGTCTATCATGAAACGTGCAGCAGAAGCAGCAGAGACTATGCGTAAGGGTGGTGGTATTGGTTACGACTTTAGTAGGCTACGTCCTCGTGGTGATCATATTAACTCTTTAGACAGTCAGTCCTCTGGTCCTGTATCTTTTATGGGTATCTTTGATGCAGTGTGTCAAACTATTGCATCTTCAGGTCACAGACGAGGAGCACAAATGGGTGTCCTACGTATTGACCATCCAGACATTCTAGACTTTATTAGAGCTAAACGTAACAGTGATAAACTTACAGGCTTTAATATATCTGTTGGCATCACAGATGCCTTTATGGAAGCTTTAGATAACGATACAGACTATGAGCTACTCTTTGATGGTGTGGTACGTGGTACACTCTCAGCCTCTATGGTATGGGATGAGATCATGAACTCAACATGGGATTGGGCAGAACCTGGTGTATTGTTTATTGATCGTATTCAAGAAATGAATAATCTGTGGTACTGTGAAACTATTGAAGCAACTAACCCATGTGGCGAACAACCCTTACCACCACAAGGTGCATGTCTGCTAGGTTCTTTTAACCTAGTAAAGTATCTTGATGGAGGCACTGGTAACTATACATTTAACTTTACACAGTTTAAAAAAGACATTCCACAAGTAGTACGTGCTATGGACAACATTGTTGATCGTACCATCTATCCTCTTAAGGAGCAGTCTGACGAGGCTAAGGCTAAAAGACGTATGGGACTAGGTGTGACTGCACTAGCTAACGCTGGTGAGCTTCTAGGGCACCCTTACGCATCTAAAGAGTTCCTTAACTGGGCAGAGAAAGTCTTTGCTTGTCTACGAGACAACTGCTACAAGGCTTCTGCTATGTTAGCAAAAGAGAAAGGTGCATTCCCTATGTATCGTCCAGAGTATCTTAAGTCTAACTTTATCCGTACCCTACCTGCATCTGTTAAGAAAGACATTCGTGAGTATGGTATTCGTAATAGTCACTTAACATCTATCGCTCCTACAGGTACTATTAGTCTTGTAGCAGATAATGTAACTGGTGGTATTGAGCCAGTGTTTAGTCACTACTATGATCGCACAATACAAACATTTGAAGGACCCCGCATTGAACGTGTAGAAGATTACGCTTATGCAAGAGGAGTCGAAGGGAGAACATCATCTGATATTTCAGTTCAAGATCACTTAGCAGTATTGTTGTTGTCTCAACACTATGTTGACTCAGCGTGTTCTAAAACTTGTAATGTGGGAGATGATGTCTCATATGAAGAATTTAAACAAGTGTATGTTGATGCCTGGAAGGGCGGGGCGAAGGGATGCACTACGTTCAGGGTTAGCGGAAAAAGATTCGGAATCTTTAACGAAACCGTGGAAGAAGAAGAGAAGGTATCTAGCGAGAATGAGGAAATGGCTCAAGAAGAGGGAAAGGTTGAAGCTTGCTTCATCGACCCGCTTACAGGCCAGAAGGAATGCTCATAACGATTTAATAACGGAGGAGTAACATGGCAGAAGAAATAATTTCTGTTACAGGTATTGCAGAACAAGGAGTTGTCAAAGATACTCCTCCTGTTGCCCTTAGCCCTAATGTATTTACGGATGTTCGTAATGTAAGGTTTAAAGATGGCGCAGTGAGAAAGATTACTGGTGAGTTATTACTAAACAATATTACAGAAGATCTTGTACCAGCTAATGAAAAGTTTGGACAAGTAAGATATTTTGCAGTATGGGAAAACCCCAACTTATCACCACATGGTTGCTATTATATTTGGGTAGTGGATTATGTACGTGCTGGTATTACTGTAGGTCAAAAGGTTTACATACAAGACCACACAGGCACTCAAAAAGACATAACACCATCTACTATGACTAATGGTTTTTCATTCACGACATATGGTTGGCAACATACTTTATTTAGTGGTGGTTTTACTTTTATTATTAATAACGGTATTGATAAACCACACTACATATTAGACACTGCAGGTAATACAGATATTAACAATATAGTACTTGCGGAACTCCCTGGATGGGATAGTTATCAAGTGGAGCAAGTTGTCCATAATGACACTTACTCTGCAGGTAATACTAGTGTATTTGATCTTGGTCAAAAAGTAGATTTTGTGTCTAATTCAATTATTATAACAGGTACAAATAACAAAACCCCACAAGCAGGTACACCTGCAGGTTCAGGTACAGTTAATACAGCAAACTTTGTTCCAGGAGACTTACCATCAACTATTCCTACTGTAACAGGTAATAACTTTCAGATCTATACAGACACTTCTACTAATACTACAGTGGTTGTTATAGGTGGTCTATCTGTAGGAGATTCTATAAAAGTAAATATTGAGTCTAGGAATATTGTAAATGTAAGATCAGGTATTGTACAATCATTTGGTAACTTATTAGTTGCAGGTGATTTAACAGAAGTTGATTCTACTAATCCTTCTAAAATTATACGAAGGCTATCAGGTGTTGTTCGCACATCAGACGTTGCAGTCCCAGGATCAGTTCCAAATAACTGGAACCCATTTGCTGCAGGTGTTAGTACAGCTGATGAATTTACATTGTCTGAGACTAATGTTATTCAAGAAATGAAATCATTACAAGGTAACATGTATATTTACAGTACAGATAGTATACACGTTATGCGTCTTACAGGTAATACTTCTGCCCCTGTTTCATTTGCCCCTAATACAGATGAGTATGGTTGTCTTACTACAGGTTCTGTTGTTGAATATGACGGTAAACATTTTGTAGTTGGCGCTAATGATATTTATGTATTTGCTGGTAATCCAGGTAATATACAATCTTTGTCTGATAATAAAGTAACAGAGTACTTTTATAATAACTTAAACCCTATCCATGAACGTCAGTTGTTTACGTTGCAAAACCATCAAGAAGCAGAAATATGGGTTTGTTATCCTACATTAAACTCTACAGGTGGTGAATGTGATGAAGCGTTAATATGGAACTACAGAGATAACACTTGGACTATCAGAGATCTAGACGCAGTTGCAGCAGGAGATGTTGGGCCTATAAAAGG